GTTTTATTGGGAACAAAATTGCCCAGAAGTAATTACTGGATGGAACTGTGAATTTTATGATATTCCATATCTCTATCGAAGAATCTCAACAGTTCTTGGACAAAAGGTAGCAAAGCAAATGTCCCCTTGGGGAATTGTTACTGAACTAGAAGTTATTGTAAATAATAAACCTCAAATTAGATATGATATTGCTGGAATTACAGTTCTAGATTATCTTGATTTGTATAAGAAATTTACTTATACAAATCAAGAATCATATCGACTAGATCATATTGCTTTCGTTGAACTGGGTCAAAATAAACTGGATCACAGTGAGTATGATACTTTCAAAGAGTTCTATACTAAAGATTGGCAAAAGTTTGTAGAATATAACATCAAAGACGTAGAACTTGTAGATCGTCTTGAAGATAAACTAAAACTAATCGAACTTGCCATTACTATGGCATATGATGGAAAGGGAAACTTTAATGACGTTTTCTATCAAGTAAGAATGTGGGATTCAATTATTTACAATCATCTTCGTCGTAGGAATATTGTAATTCCATTTAAGAAAGAAGTTAAAAAGGATCAGAAGTATGCGGGTGCATATGTAAAGGAACCAATTCCTGGCAAGTATGATTGGGTAGTATCCTTCGACTTGAACTCACTATATCCTCACTTAATTATGATGTATAACGTGAGTCCTGAAACTCTTCTTGAAGAAAATCATCCTTATGTGTCAGTCGATAAAATTCTGAATAAACAGGTAGATCTATCTGATTATAAGGATTACTGTGTATGTCCAAATGGTGCTATGTACAGGAAGGACATCAAAGGATTTCTTCCAGAACTCATGGAAAAAATGTATAGTGATCGAGTAATCTTCAAGAAGAAGATGATTGATGCAAAGAAGCAGTATGAGAAAACTCCATCTGTAGAACTCACAAAAGAGATTGCACGATGTAATAATATCCAGATGGCAAAGAAGATTTCACTCAACTCTGCTTATGGTGCTCTAGGTAACAATTATTTCCGTTACTTTAAACTAGAAAATGCAGAGGCAATTACTCTTTCTGGGCAAGTTTCAATCCGTTGGATTGAAAATAAAATGAACAAATATCTGAATAAAATCCTAAAGACTGATAATGTTGATTATGTTATTGCTTCAGATACTGACTCTATCTATCTTAATCTGGGTCCTCTGGTTGAAACTGTATTCAAAGGAAGAGAAAAAACTACTGAAAGTGTTGTTAACTTCCTTGATAAGGTCTGTAAAGTGGAACTTGAAAAATATATTGAAAGTTCTTACCAAGAATTGGCGGACTATGTGAATGCTTATGAGCAGAAGATGCAGATGAAACGAGAAACTATTGCTGATCGTGGAATCTGGACTGCAAAGAAACGATATATTCTAAATGCTTGGGATATTGAGGGAGTTCGGTTTACTGAACCAAAACTTAAAATCATGGGTATTGAAGCAGTAAAATCTTCAACACCAGCACCTTGTCGTCAGATGATTAAGGATGCACTTAAGATTATCATGACTAAGACTGAAGATGATCTAATTGATTTCGTATCTAAGTGTAGAAAGAAATTTAATTCTCTACCACCAGAAGAACTTTCCTTCCCAAGAACAGCAAATAATATTGACAAGTATAAATCTTCTCATACAATCTATGCAGAAAGAACTCCTATTCATATTCGTGGAGTCCTGTTGTATAATCATTATGTTAAGCAGAATAAGTTGGATTCTAAATATCCCGTGATCAATAATGGAGAAAAGATTAAATTCTGTTATCTCAAAAGACCAAACATTATTCGGGAAAACGTAATATCTTTTATTCAGCAATTTCCAAAAGAACTTAATCTGGAAAAATATATTGATTATGAACTTCAATTTGAGAAAGCATTTTTGGATCCACTTAAAATGATTCTTCAGTGCATAGATTGGAGAGTTGAAAAAACAAATACTCTTGAGTCATTATTTGTATGATAGAAGTCGAATTAACAATAAAAGAAGTTCGTAAAATTATGGAGTGTTTAGAAAACACTGATAATAAAGAACTTTACAGTAAATTTTGGAGAATACTAATAAACAGAGGAGAGAAATTAAATGGATTTTCTTAAAGATATCGTAAAAGAAATTGGTGGAGAATATACGCAACTAGCATCTGAGATTGATGAAACTGAAACTTTTGTTGATACAGGGTCGTACATTTTTAATGCTCTTGTTAGTGGTAGTGTCTTTGGTGGAGTATCTGGCAATAAAATTACTGCAATCGCAGGTGAAAGTTCTACAGGAAAGACTTTCTTCTCACTTGCTGTCGTCAAACATTTTCTTGACACTAATCCTGATGGATATTGTCTCTATTTTGATACTGAAGCTGCAGTAACAAAATCTATGCTTGAAAGTAGAGGTTTGGATGTTAATAGGATTGTCGTAGTTAATGTAGTTACAATCGAAGAGTTTAGATCTAAGGCACTTAAGGCTGTTGATTTATATCTGAAGAAAAAGGAGGAAGAACGTAAACCTTGTATGTTTGTTCTCGATTCACTGGGAATGCTTTCTACCGAAAAGGAAATTGAAGATGCTTTGAATGAAAAGCAAGTTCGTGATATGACTAAATCTCAACTTGTTAAGGGGGCATTTAGGATGCTTACTTTGAAACTTGGGCAAGCAAAAATCCCTATGATTGTGACAAATCACACTTATGATGTTGTTGGATCTTATGTTCCCATGAAAGAAATGAGTGGTGGTTCTGGACTTAAGTATGCAGCATCTACGATCATCTACCTTTCCAAAAAGAAAGAAAAGGATGGTACAGAAGTTGTAGGAAATATTATCAAGGCTACTACACATAAGTCTCGTATCAGTAAAGAAAACAAGACTGTTGAAGTTCGTCTCTATTATGATGAACGTGGACTTGATAAGTATTATGGTCTTCTTGAACTTGCTGAAAAATATGGCATTTTCAAAAAGTCTGGGACCAGATATGAAACTCCAGATGGCACAAATCAATATGGAAAAACTATTATGGAGAATCCAGAAAAGTATTTTACTCCAGAAATCCTTCAGGCAATAGATGAAGCAGCAAACTCGGAATTCAAATATGGAAATTGAATTAGATGATTTAATTAAAGTTTATGATTCATCTTTGGAACCAGACTTTTGTGATTTTCTAATTCAATTTTTTGAAGGTCAATCTCGGTTACAGGAGAGAATTGAGAATGATAATAAACCAAATTTTACTCAAGTAAACTTAACTGAGAATTGTAAACTCTCTAGAGATGTTGATACTGTTCATAATCATTTGATTAAGAAAACAATTGAATATAGAAATGAGTATTACAAATACATAGACGATAGAGTATTCCCTAAAGAACATGCCTTCGAGCAGTTCAGAATAAAAAAATATAATCCTGGTGGCACTGACATGTTTGATACACATGTTGATGTTCAGGATTATGCAACTGCCAGAAGATTTATATCTTTTATGTGGTATTTGAATGATGTAAATGAAGGAGGTAGAACCGTGTTTAATGGATTGACTATTACTCCTGAGAAGGGTAAATTGGTTGTGTTCCCCCCACTCTGGATGTTCCCTCACAAAGGAGAACCTCCTATGAGTGGTCCAAAATATATTTTAACCACTTATTTGCATTATAAATGATGGAAAGAATTGAAACTACTATCTTAAGAAATCTTATTTTCAATAATGATTATTGTAGGAAAGTTCTTCCATTTATAAGAAATGAATATTTTGAAAATGTCCCAGAGAGGATTATTTTTGAAGAAGTATGTAAGTTCATAGTTTCATATGATAATCTTCCAACAAAGGAAGTTCTTTCAATTGAAACTGAAAATCGAACAGATATAACTGAAGATACATTCAAAGATATATCTGATTACATTCAAAAACTAGATGATAATCCAGTAGATGAAAACTGGATTATTAACACTACTGAAAAGTGGTGTAGAGATAGAGCAATCTATCTTGCACTTATGGAAAGTATCAAAATTGCAGATGGTCAAAGTGAAAAGAAGTCAAGAGACTCAATTCAAACAATCCTTCAGGAAGCACTTTCCGTAAGTTTTGACAATCATATTGGTCACGATTATTTAAATGATTACGAAGAACGATACGAATCCTATCACAAGAAAGAAGACAAAATCCCCTTCGACCTTGACTACTTCAACAAAATTACAAAAGGTGGTTTGCCTAACAAGACTCTCAATATCGCTCTTGCTGGTACGGGTGTCGGGAAAAGTCTATTCATGTGCCACATGGCTAGCTCCGTCCTCATGCAGGGGAAAAATGTTCTCTACATTACACTTGAAATGGCTGAGGACAGGATTGCTGAACGAATTGATGCGAATCTCTTAAATGTAAATATCAAGGATATTGCTGAATTGCCTAAATCTGTTTTTGATAAAAAGGTAAATAATATCAGCAAGAAAACACAGGGAAAACTTATCATTAAGGAATACCCAACTGCTTCTGCTCACGTAGGACATTTTAGAGCATTATTAAATGAACTATCTCTTAAAAAGTCATTTAGACCCGAAATTATTTTTATTGACTATCTCAATATTTGTTCTTCTAGTCGATATAAGAGTAATTTC